GGTCATTAGTTGCAGCATCGCTGTGATAATAGTTATACCAGTTTATAAGGGAGGTAATAAAGACATCTGTATCATCAGTGAAGAAGTTACTTATGTTCGTCTTTAAGTACAGGATGTTACAGATGATGCTCATTAGAGTATATTGACCGGTGTACTGAGCGTTACTTCCATCAAGAAAGTCAATATCCTTTAGTTTACCAATCCCATCGGTAGCAGTTATCAAGATACTATAAGGGAATGGATAGTCTTCAATACTCATTGAATCTGCCAGTATACTGCCATACCATATCGCTGTACTTTCTCTTTCAAGTTTAACAGAGAATCTACTCTCAACACTATTGAGAATATCCTCTATAAATGTTTCATCATCAGTAGTCTGCATTATCATATTCCATGACAGTGTTGAACTGATCAGGGAATTGTACTTTTCATCAGCATCCCATGATATAACGGCACCCTCGGAACTAATTACCATATCAACAGCCGTGATACTTGATGCAGCTTCGCTGTCATACACAGATAATGAATATTCTGTACCAGTTTCTGATAGATAATTACATTGATATCTAAGGTATCCCAGTGCCATCAGAACCCCCTTACTCTTGTACGTTGCTTACTAAATCTCTCTGAACTGATAAGTATATCAGCCCCGGAAAGCCTTCCACGTACATTGACTGTGTTGCTTCCACCTAACATTGCAGACAGTTTGTCCAGTGGTGCAATGACTTCAGGATTGCTTCTCGCTCCGGGATATTCACCGACCAGCACGGGTGTTGGACCAGTCACAATGCCACCGGCTGCCATTTCAGTTAGTCCTTGCTGCTGCCTTGCAACTAATCCTTTAATGATCGCAGCTGTTGCAATTAATGCAGCACCGGCGCCAATGGCTACCCATGGATTCGTAAAGGTCTTTTTAAAAGCATCCATTGCAACAGCATAGGCAATTATAGCTTTACCAAATGCTTGCATGAAGGAAGCTATAGCATCTATAATGGTTAAGAAAAATGATCTGAAACTACCCTCAATCGCCGCATTTGCAAGTCCTTCAGATATTGTTCCGATCATATCTGCTATCCCGATACTAAGCATCTCATTCATTTGCTTTACTACTTCCTCAGATTTATCCTTCCAAGTTTTCAAATTCACTATAAATCTTTGGAATGAAGGCTCAGCAACCTTTAATGATTCTATCAACTCATCATTTGAGAGCGTAATTCGTTCCTGAATATTAGGAATATCACGCATTACCCTTAACGTCTCATCAAGTTGAGTTATAACAGCATCATTCGTAATGTTCTTACCAAAGTCAGCTTTAGGTGTCCTGTCTTTGTAACCTACAGCATTAATAAACTCTCTGTCTTTAGCCTGTGAAGCCTTCAGTCGTGCCTCTGCTAACTTGTTGGCGGCTTCAATAGCCTCTTCATCTACTCTTACAGCATTGGATTGTGAGGCAGTATATTCATCTACCTTTGTAATCAAAGTAGAAAGGTCACTGATCTGTTTCTGATAATACTTTGCATTTCGGCTATTGGTGCCTTCGGTTAGAAGTGCCTGCTTATAGTTCTGTTTAAAAACTTCAAGCATTTCCTTCCAGCCATCGACCATTGACTTCCGGGTAGTTTCATCAGCCCTTGCATAATCGTTCATACCCTCTGCAATGGCATCAATCGTATCCTTACCTTGTTTAATGACCTTAAAGCCATTACCAATGTATTCAAATGCTGCAGGCAGATCTTTGGTAAAATAATCCAATACCCTTGCAAGTGGTCCGGCAATCAGCCCACCCATCATTTCTGAAAACTCATCCCAGGCAACTGCAAGCCTCTTTGGCGCATTTATATCCAGTTTTCCCAAGGCTTCAGCCTGACCGCCTACCTTTGTATTTAACTGGTCAATGATTGAATTGAATCGGTCACCGCTTCCGGCTGCACCTTCCAATTCAAAGCCATACTGCTTCATGGCTTTGCCTGAGCCATTAAGCGCACTCTTTACCATGTCCACCGCTTCCGGCAGTTCCTTACCATAACGGGCTGCAAGGTCAATGACCAGTGGTGTTAGCTTTCTTATGGCATCTTCACCCAGTCCCATTGTAGCAAACAGAGCCTGAGCCTGAACGATCTGATCATCGGCAAACAGTGTAGTTTGCTGCAGGTTGGAAGCATCCTCAGAAAGACGTTTCATCACATCTTCCCTGCCTGAGAGTGCATCAGTCAGCCTTGTTTCAGCCTCAATCTGCTGCTGATAGGCTTGCATGGATGACTTTACAAAGGCTCCAATGGCTGCAATGGAGAAGGCACCGGCTACGAATCCACCCAAAGACTTCATGGCAGTACCCATCATATCGGTCTGCCGTGATGCCTTCTTCATGTTATTCTCGAATCTGGTAATGTCCAGATTGAGAAGTGCCATTAATCCTAACTTAGCCATTGATCCATTGCTTTAGTTGTTCATCAGTCAGTTGTATCGGTTTACTTTTCTTGTCCCAGTCAAAAGAAATCAATTCAGTAGTTTTGATCTTGGAGTTCTTTGGCAATTGCACATTTATCAGTGCCGTTGTGAAGAATCTTTGCCTTTCCCATTCTTCCCTTTCCTTTGATTGTATGAGGTCAAAGAAGCCTTTCTGAGCGTTGGCAAACTGGCGAGGCGTTAAGTCATACAGCTCATCAACTGTCATCCTTAATTGCCCTATGCCAACCTGTTCCAGCATATCAAAGGTGAACGCTATGTTTTTTTTTGCCCGCCTTCTTCTGCACCCTTCGATATGCTTTCGCTGAACATCTCAGTTGCCTTTACAATCAGGTCTGGTTGCTCAGTCATCTCAGCAAAGATGTCATCTAATGTAAGGGAGCATGATGTGCCAGCCTTCCTGCTACCTTCCTTCAATGCACACAGGATGAGATTGCACTGCTTCTCCATTGCTTCAATGGATGTGGCGTTGAAGCCTGCAAACATCTCACCAATTGCGTTGATGTCATCAATGCCGTACAGCTTACAGAAATTCCGGTAGGTGTTGAAATTAAACACCACACTGTACAGACTACCGCCAATGTTCAGTTGATTCATCATGCCGAAACAGTATCCCAGGTTAATGTCGAAGTTCCCTGAATGGAGAATGAATAGGTGGCTGCCTCTTCCACACCGCCTGTGAGTTCAAGTGATGAGAAGTAGCCTGAGCCACTGAGCTTGTTATCCCCGGAAGTTGGTGTCTGGAAGGATACAGCTACCAGCGTGCCTGATACCAATGCACCCTGCAGATCATTGATCCGGTAGTAGGTTGCTGAAGCTGCATCGAACTGAAGAAGGTTGTCGCCTGACATACTCCATGACTTCATCCCCGGCATCTGTTCTTTCCAGGAAGAACTGTCTTTGGAAGTGATGTCAATAGGGTCCATATTGAGCGATACGGAAGCTGACTTTGCTTTGGCTACCGGTTTACCGCCTACATAAACCTTTAGATTGGTTGCGTTAATTACTCCTGTTGTTGCCATTTTTTATGTTTATTTTTAAAGTTAAAATTACGGTGTCTCACCACTACCTGACGGTGGTGTAGTTCCTGATGAACCCTGATTTGAAATAGTCAGGGCACCGGTACCTTTGATGCTGAATGAAAAGTTGGCTGCGTCATCTACCCCGCCATTTACTTCGAGTGAGGTAAATATTCCCGAACCTTGCCAGTACAGGTCACCTGACTGATATGGCGAATTGTACATACCCACAGTAACCACTGACTTTGTGGTCATGGCTGAAAGTACATAGGCTGCAGATCTGTCATTGGTACCTGAAGCATTGGTATAGTAAGCATCCCCACTAATCTCCCAAGAGTTCATTCCACCCATATATTCAGCCCAACCGGAACTGTCTTTGGTTGTGGTGTCAATAGTGTCTGTATTAAGCGACAATGAAGCATTGGTACAGTAGGCTACATTCTTACCTGCAATTGTCAGCTTTACCGCTGTTCCGTTTATAACTCCTGGTGTTGCCATTATCTTTTCACAATTATATCAAATGAAAGTTCCTGTATGTATGCCTTTAATTCCTCATTCCAGGCATCTGAAAGATTGGTGAACTGTACATTGTCCACCACATAGCCGGTACCGCTTATGGTGTAATTTCCATACCGGTCAAGTGTATCTCTTACTGTCTTGCTCATGCTGTTCACAGCGTTGTATGTCTTTGCGCAACATGAAACTTCTATGGAGAATGTGTCGAAATCTGAGTAGGTATTCTTTGTATCATTGGGTAGTACCGAGGTAATTCCATACACTATGAATGGCAGTTGTGCTTCCTGTGGTGAGATGATAGGATATACCCCTACAGGATCACTTCCAGTGGCGTAGGAAGCATCAATCAGTGCATCATATATGAATTTACCTATCATTTTCTTATACCCTTCCATTCCATTGTAATGAGGTCGTTTAAGCCTTCGATCATATCCTGCTGAACCAATAGCTTAGTAGCTTCCCATCCACGTTCCATCATTCTGTGTGGCTTGATCTTACCCAGTTCTTTAGGATTCTTAAAGTGTACTTTCTTTCCGAACACCATTCCTGATTTCTGCTTCCTGTCGCCTGTACCCCACTCGAGGAAATGTCTGAACCAAGCGTTCTTGTTATTTGCGTATCGTGAACCATATCTGTAGCCTACCCATATTGCAGGAATACTACTGCCTCTGTTCTTTGCTGCCTTAATTCCGATTGAGCGTTGCAATGTACCTGCCGGATATACTTTCCCGGCTCTTACCACATCCTTATCACCTACCGGTGTCACCATTGGCAGGTATTCAGTTAAATTCTTAGCGGCATATACAAGCACTCTCTTCATTAGTTTCTTGCCTAATTTCTCCCCAAACTTCCTCATTATGGTGTTCATCTCATGCAACCCCATCAGCACAATCTCTCCATCTCCAATCTTGAAGTGTTCAGGCTTGTAGGTAATCCCACCGGAAGAGTTGAATTGTGCTTCCATCAGTACACGTTATTGTCTTTGTAAACACAGGTCACCTTGATGTACTCCCGCCTGCCAATCTGGTCAATGGCGGTGATGTTGTAGTAGTTGCCCTCAAACTTTACCAGATAGTTTGTGGTGAGTGTGGAATTGTACCTTAACAGGAACTGTATCTCAGACTTACTCATCATGGAGATGTCAGCCCTGCCTTCAGTGCCTTTCGATGTCATAAGCTGAGCCCAGACTGACTTGTAATATGTGTATGATTCCACCCCTTCACCGTAATCATTCATAGTGCGGGTAGTGGAATATAACTCTATACGCCTGTCCAGTTTACCTATGTCCATCAGATTTGAATGATCTTAAGCGGGTCAAGCAAGAATTTAATACCAAGCGGCACTTCATACGATTGAAGTGTGGAAACCGCCTGTCTATTTTCATACAGGAATCCTGTGATGAACAGTATCGCTGCCTTTGCGTTGGAAGGTACATCCTCTGCATTCTCATAACCTACCGTGTAATTGATGGCTACATTGTTTCGCTCTCCATTGGTGCCAGGGTAATCCTGATTAGTCCTTTCGTAGATGAAGGCAGGTGTATTGTAGTTGTCGAAGGTGTACACCCCGGATGACAGGGTAGCCTGAGCATCGTTGGAATCGTAGTAGGTGATCTGTTCAACAGAAATGACAGGATTGGGAAACAGGTAGATGTCACCTTCGAGGTCATCCAGTTGCATGGTATAGGTAGCCTTTACCAGTTTGCGACCGGTATAGGCTTCTACCTTCTCTCTGGCTGCCTTTGCATACAGCATGATCAAAGCATCTTCCTCATCGTGATCTACTCTGAGGTGTGCTTTGATCTCTGTAAGTGTCAGAGGCTCATTTCCTGTTTCTGCTGTTAACTTGTACATCCTGTTTTTAGTTTAAAAAAAGAAGCCCGCCTGAATGTTGAAATGCTTCAATATGCTCTATGAGGAAGGAACGGCGGGCTTCATGTTAACCAATTAAACTATATGAACACTTACTACTTAGGTAGTCGAGATGTCACGGCATACGCCGAAGGCTGATGTGGTAGTCACTGACACATCCCAGAAGGAGTTCACTACCAGTCTCACCAGGGCGTTGGTTGCCTGTGTGTAGGGATCGACAAGGACATCATACCCGCCCCACTGACCGATGTACAGGTATGACCAGTCACCGTAGATGAGTGCAGACAATCCGGTGTTGACCTTTGAAAGGTCAGATGGTACCAGTGAGGTCACTCCTACAGGGTAGCCATTCAGGGTGTTGCCTTCCATGATCATAATGTCGCCATAAGTGGCAGTCTTTGGAGTGGCTTTCATCTTACCCCTTGCTTTCGGATTGGTCAGGTAAGCCAGTGCCGGCATGGATGAGTAATTCTCTACCTTGCTTTCAAGACCGGTAACCATTGCCCAGGTGGGTGCGCCACCGGATGCACCAATAGCCACGATCTGACCGGAAGCGGCTGAGTTGGTCAAGGTGATCCAGGTGAGGATACCTGAAGGAGTTGAGGCTGCACCGCCTTCAATGGCTGCATCTTCCACTGCATTGCCAATGGCATAAGCCAGCTGACTTCTCATTCTCATTTCAATGTCATCATTGAATTGGAAGAGTAACTGGCTCGACAGGTCGATGTAAGCGTTTACCCGCTTCGGATCAAGGGTAGCCTGAGCAAAGGTAGGAGTGGATTCAGTTCCGTTTTCCACCTCAGTAGCCCATGTTACTGATGCTTTGGTGCTTTCTACGGGCATCTGCAGTTTACCTTTGAGATTTCTCAGAATAGTGGCTCCAATTGGAGTTCCATCACCACGGTAACCGGCAACTGATTCAAGTAACAGAGGTGCATACAAGCCGGTGATGTAGGCAGGAACATTCTGCTCAATACCATACTTACCGGTACCTGTTGACCCTGCAATGATGTCCCTGCGCTCTTTGCCAATGAGGTAGGAAGGAATACCGATACCTTTTAGGGCAATACCGCTTTCACGGGCTTCCCTTACGGCTTCCTCATGGAGTTCACGCACGATACCATCAAGGCGTTGTCCTGGCATCTGCATCCGGGCTAAGTCCATCAGGCGAAACTTCTGGATGTCACGCTTCTGGTCTTTGCCAAGGTCGGGAGTGCGCTCGCCTGCCTCTTTGGCTTCGGAAATGAGGCGAGTAGTGAGTTGGTCTACCTCAGCCTTTTTAGTTTTAATTTGACCGGTAAGGTCATCCCAGGAACGTTGCTCATCATCTGTGAATAGCCGCCCTTCGGCAGTCTTTGCAAGCTGTTCCCGTTTAATGATCAGGGATTCGTAAATCCCTTTGTGATCGTCATACAACTGCTTGGTTGTCATAGTTATTGAAATTTAAGTGATTAATTATGAATTTTCCAAGATGATTGCTCGCTCCTGGAGCTTTAATTTCTCTTCAAACTGCTTCCTCTCGCTCTCTTCAAACATCGACTGGATGTCTCTGATCTTTACAGTGGTCTTTGGGTAGGCAGGCATCACGACTGGTCCCATTTCCCAAACTCTTTCGATCTTGCTTATGGTGCGCTCATACATCTCTCCACGCTTCTCCCAACTGTCACCGCCACTGGCAATCTTGAAAGTGAATGAACTACCCTTTACATTGCCCATCCTGATATTTTCAAGGAGATCATTTGCAACTGTGGTATTGGGTAACTTGATGCTGTACTTTACCCCACGCTGATTCTTCTCCAGTTGCAAGGTCTCAGGCATCCTGCCAAGAATATTGTCCACATTGTGATTGAAGGTAGCTACCACATCATTGAACTCAATACCATCGAGTGCGGTAGGCAGTATCCTTTCGGTGAAGTCGCCCATTACCTCACTATCTGAATTAAACACAATGCCATAGCCGGAAAGTGTTCTGGTACCATCTTCCAGTTCCCTTACCTCAATGTCATCGTCATATATCCTCGTTTCCATCGTCATCTGTATTTGTGTCTGTGTCATTATTGTCTTGCTGTACCTCATCCAGTTTGTCCACCGGAGTCATGTTCATGGGTACAAAATACCGGTCACCGCCTTCAATGGCGTTCATATCCTCAAGCCTGCGAATATCATTTTGAGAGAATATTCCAATCTGAAACAGTTGGTTGTAGTAGGCTGCACGGCTCTGTGAGTCGCCTCTCATCAAGCCATTCAGATTCATCTTCACATAGTATTCCTCTTGCTCCGATTGCAGAAATAGCTTCCTGTTGAGTTCTGTTTCAATTCGTTGCACCCACGGATTGACCGAGTGTGTGACAAAGTCAATTGCCTGGTGTTCAATATTGCTGAATGTAGCCCGTGACAGGTCACCGATCAGGTGCGGCGGCACCCCAAAGAAGCCTGCAATTTCCGACCGGCTGAACTCCCTGGTCTGCAGGAATTGAGCATCCTCCGGCGGCATACCAATAGTCTTGTAATCGGTACCGCCTTCGAGTATAGGCGTTTTCCCGGCGTTCTTCATTCCTGAATACTTGCTGTTCCACTGTTCCTGAAGTCTCTTGAACTGTTCATCAGTTAAACCCGGTGAAGTGAGTACCCCACTGACAGAGGCACCATTTTCAAAGAACTTACCGCCATATCCCTGAGCCGCTAATCCAATGAAAATAGCATCACGGGCAGCACTGATAGGTGACTGCCCTTTGATGCCGTCAAACGATAACCCTACGATATGCACGATGTCAGAAGAAAGTACCTCTTTGCGCTCGCCTTTGACCTTATAAAGAAGCCTGTCATTGTACACCTTTACTTCGACATCCTTTGGATGCACAATTTCAAGATATACCGGTCTGGCTCCTTCACGTCTGATCATAGCGTAAGCATTACCCCACAATAAGAGGTGTGCCATAAGCACCTCACGGAATGTAAACAGGTTGTAGAATGGTGAAGGAAATGTTCTAAAAAGACGCTGTACCGGGTGGTCAGTGGCTACCATCCTGTTTCCGGAAGTATCCTTCCGGTAAACCGCCATTGGTAAGCAAGCGATAGACTGACTGAGTAAACGGACACAAGACCACACCGGCACCAAGTTCAGGGCTGTTTCCTGAGTGACTGAGATGTCACCAGAGGCAAGTTTGTTCATCACATCATATAGTGTAACGCTGCTACGTTGCTCTGTAACAGGCGACACTATACGATTTTCAGAGGCTCTGTTGATCTCAAGTAAGGATTTGCCGAAAACTTTGATCTCCATTCAAAAGAAATTTGCGGCAAAGTTACAACAGGAAATATGGCTTGTCAAGTTAACAATGTTAACAATTTATGTTAACATTGCTAACAATTTGCGTTTTAAGGCAGTTTTAAATGATTCCCAAAATGACTTATCAATAATCTTCTTACAAATTGAATAGTCATTCTATTAATCTCTGTTGATTCATAACCCTCAAATTCATCAGCTAATTTCCTTAAAACTTCAAAATAGCACTTCGGTGAACATGCTAAGTATGTAGTCCTGCTGTCAATGCTATCATTACCCCATTCGTTATGATAGGCTATTAATTCACACCAATCATCAGGTAATTCTGATACATCATTTGTGTTTCCACAGTGATCACAGATAACTGATGTTATAACGTCACTTTTATAAGTTACTTGTTTCAATTCTCTTTTATACATAATCTTTTTTTTGTAAAATTACTACTTTAATTTCAA